TTCCGTACTCTACACAGCTTGGCGTTGAGCGCTAGTGGTATCCGTACAGAACAAGTTATGGGTAGAGAGCATTATAAGGAGCTGAGTGACATAATATCTATACCGTTAGTTTCTGGCACGTCTTTGGATGATGATATTGTAGACAAACAAGCCACCGATCATCCTATCCTTAGTTTGATAAATTTAGCCCGCTTATGTAAAAACCCTTTGCGGACACAATATAATCAGACTTACATGATCTATGATTGGAATACAGTAAATTATGTATCCAAGTGTTACAAAGAATATAAAGAACAGCACGAGCTGTACGATTTTACAGACATGCTACAATGTTTTATTGACGAAGCTGACGTGGCGTGTCCCAAGTTTGATCTGGTATTCCTAGACGAAGCTCAAGACCTTAGTCCTCTGCAATGGGACATAGCTCACATACTTGATAAAAATTCCAAGAAAATGTATGCAGCTGGCGATGATGACCAAGCTATCTATAGATGGGCCGGAGCTGACGTAGAACAATTCATTACACTGGACGGCTCTAGTGAAACTCTATCACAATCGTACCGCGTCCCACGGCTCATACATCGTACCGCCGAAACGATCGTATCCAGAATAAGTAATCGTTATCCAAAGAAGTATGAACCTAAGAATGAAGAGGGGAACGTACAGCATATCAGCCGTCTCGAAGATATAGATGTATCATCGGGTCAGTGGCTTATCTTAGCTCAGGCGGGTTATATACTAAATCCCGTTGTCGAGATGCTAAGGTCCTCTGGTTATCTATATACACACAAAGGACATAGATCCATCTCTTCCAAAATATCCTCCGCTGTTAACGGCTGGGAACAAATGAGAAAAGGTAAAAGCATCACGCTTGAAACAGTCAAAGACATATATAGTTTTATGTCTACGGGCAACCGCGTCAAACGTGGCTTCAAGACAATGAGTGGAGCTGATGATAGTAATCTGTTTAATCTGAACCAACTTCAGGATGAATGGGGCCTTGCTATAGGAGATGAGTTGATTTGGAGAGAGGCTCTTGATAGACTACCAGAGGAATCAAGGGTGTATATCACGGCTATGCTTAGAAGAGGAGAGAAGTTTAATGCAGAGCCTCGTATTACAATATCCACGATCCACGGTTCTAAAGGTGGCGAATCAGAAAACGTAGTTATATTTACAGATCTATCCCCGTCAGCTGACGATGCAATGAGCGGAGGTAATGATGATCTGCATAGAGTGTTCTATGTTGCCGTCACACGGGCTAAAGAGAATTTGTTTATTGTCGAATCAGAAGACAGCAATAGGAGCTATGCAATATGAGACACATGGAATACATGAAGAAAAGATTAAAGGAGGAAGAGATGAAAGATATGGTCAATCATCCTGATCATTATACAAACAGCTCAATAGAAACCATCGACATGATAGAATCTATGACAGCTGAAGGATTTAAATATTATCTGGAAGGAAACATACTTAAATATTTAACACGATACAGACACAAAAACGGTATCCAAGACCTTAAAAAGGCTCAATGGTACCTTAACAAACTAATAGAGGTACAATATGACACTTCAGATGGCGATGTTCACTCCTAAATCAGAATGGGTTCCACCACACGAACTCCCCGATCTTACAGATGCCAAGACAATAGCTATAGATGTCGAGACAAAAGATCCAAACCTAAAGACCAAAGGACCTGGATGGCCTACTGGAGACGGCGAAGTTGTAGGATATGCTGTAGCCGTGGACGGTTGGAAAGGTTATATACCTATTCGTCACGGCGGAGGGGGTAATATAGACGAGCGCATCGTTAATAACTGGATGAAAAAAGTCTGCGAATCACCCGCAGAAAAGGTTATGCACAATGCTCAATATGATGCCGGTTGGTTGAGACGTATGGGATTTAAGGTTAATGGCCGTATCATTGATACCATGGTCATAGCTTCTTTACTTGATGAAAACCGGTTCAGTTACAGCTTAAACGCTTTATCTTTTGACTATCTTTCAAAAACAAAAAGTGAGAAGAACCTGACTGAAGCTGCTAGAGATTTCGGTGTTGATCCCAAAGCCGAACTTTGGAAACTGCCCAGTATGCATGTCGGACCATACGCCGAAGTGGATGCCGAGCTCACATTGGAGCTGTGGAATTTTTTCAAACCCCTGATCACTAAAGAAGACCTCTGGAGTGTCGTAAATCTCGAGCTGGATGTTCTTCCCGTTCTCATAGACATGACTTGGAAAGGTGTTCGTATTGATCAAAACCGCGTTGAGCGCACTAGAGATTTTCTGCTCAAGGAAGAAAAAGCTATGTTGGCTAAGATCAAACATGTGACCGGCATGGATGTAGAAGTGTGGGCCGCTCAGTCCCTAGCCAAAGCTTTTGATACAGTTGGTATACATTATCCAAAAACTGAAAAAGGTGCTCCATCTTTTACAAAATCCTTTTTATCTGAGCATGATCACGAATTACCTAAGATGATACTAAGAACCAGAGACCTTAACAAGACAAGCGGTACTTTTATTAACACCATTATGAAGCACACGGCTCACGATGGACGCATACATTCACATATAAATCAGATCAGATCTGACGATGGTGGTACCGTATCAGGCCGAATCAGTATGAATAACCCAAACCTACAGCAGATACCCGCCCGTGATCCTGAGCTGGGTCCTATGATTCGCTCGTTGTTTCTGCCGGAAGAAGGGGAAGAGTGGGCTAGTATAGATTTCTCGCAACAGGAACCACGGATCTTGGTCCATTATGCCCATGCTTATGGCAAATCTCAGGGCCATGATATGAAGGGTGTACAAGAATTTGTAGATGGATATCAAAATGATCCGGATATGGACTTCCATACCATGGTCGCTGACATGGCTAAAATACCTCGTAAGCAAGCTAAAACTATAAATTTAGGTATGATGTACGGCATGGGAGTTAATAAGCTGTCTGACCAGCTTGATATCCCCGTAGATGAGGCTAAAAAACTAGTTAGTCAGTACCATGATCGTGTCCCTTTTGTAAAAATGCTCATGCATGGTGTTATGAATAAACTTAATTCACGTCAAAGCTCCGGATCAATTCGCTCTATTTTAGGTAGAAAATGCCGATTTGACCTTTGGGAACCCGATACTTTTGCTATGAACAAGGCTTTACCCTTAAAAGACGCTCTAAATGAGTACGGTCCAACCACCCGATTGAAGCGAGCCTACACTTACAAAGCATTAAACCGTTTAATTCAGGCTTCTGCGGCAGACATGACCAAAAAAGCTATGGTAGATATCCACAAGCTGGGGATAACTCCCTTAATTCAGATACATGACGAAGTTGCTGTGTCCGTATCTTCCAAAGATCAGGTTGATTCGATCGTTCATGCCATGGAAAACGCAGTCAAATTAGGTGTGCCAAGCAAAGTTGACGTAGAAATGGGCCCTTCTTGGGGCGAATCGAAATAATTTATTGACGTGTTTATATAATCTCGCATATAATCGCGTAAAACAAAAGGATTTATGCGATATGGATACCGAAAAATGGAAAAGCATCTTAGTTCCTAAAGACGTTTACTTAGAAATTAAGAAAATTGCAGCCAAAGAAGGTCGAACTTTGGGTGGACAACTACGGTTCATTTACTCTCAATATGTTTCCGAGGAACAAAAGAGAGTAAAAGAGCTCGTAGATGCTGAAATGACCTTGAGAAGGGCCAAAGATCACTCGGCTGCTAATTGATCGTCCTTATTTTGCATTAATTTAGACGCTTCAACCCCCATATTATACAAAGCATCTGTCATAGGTCCATCAGACGCTTTCTTACCTCTACCGGATAAAAAAACTTCTACTGGTGTATTCGTTACTGGATGAAAAGATACAGTTACAGCTAATCCTTCTCCTACGTCCGTGGTAATACACGGTCTTCTGTTTGGTAAATTTGACATATTTTTCTCCTCTGAATAGAGCATCATATAAAATATTTTTTTGATTTAATAGTCTTGACTTTTATTTTTTTTTAAAAACGTGTTATGATGTTTATATGGACCCAGTTACTATCTCAATCGCGATGGGAGTCGCGTCAAAAGCGTTCTCTGCCATAAAACAAGGTTTTTCGGTTGGTAGAGATATAGAACAAATGTCTGGAGATATCGGACGTTGGATGGGAGCTGTTTCAGATGTTGACAATGCGGAAAAACAAGCAAAGAATCCTCCCCTATTTGGTAAATTGTTTAAAGCTGGGTCGATTGAAGAAGCAGCTCTCGCTGCTTATGCAGCCAAGAAGAAACTTGAGGAACAAAGGTACGAACTCAAGGTATTTTTAAACATGACCCACGGCCCGGGAGCTTATGAAGAGCTTCTACAGATGGAAGGTCAGATAAGAAAAGAACGTCAACAGACCATATACAAACAACAACAACTGCGAAGACAAGTTGGAGAAGCTTTTGTTTGGCTTATTGTTGCGGCTATAATAGGGGGATTTGCGGTATTAGTGGCTTCCGTGTGGGTTAAAAAAGCAAACGCTTATGAATACAAATCAAAGTCGTACACAAAAAAACAACTTTTAAATCAAGGCAAGACTGATTCGCCTAAATATACAACGTGCCGCTTAACAAAGCGAATAAAGTCTAAATCAGGTCAAATGGCTTGTATTTATCAGGGCGGCAACAAGACCTATGAGTTAATGATCGAATCATGGTGCCCAAAGCAGTACAAATGTATTTACAACCCGTGGCAAAAAGAGCCCAACATAGATGATGTCATTAATTCTTTAAATAACGCCACTAAAAACAAATGACCCTTTTTAAACACGAAGATTACGAGCTGGACATGAACAAAAGCTCAAAGGCCTTCGTGTATTACAAAGATAAGCTCTTGTTTATGGGCGATAGTCGAACCGCGATAAAGTTGTTTTGCAAAAACTGTACTGACCCTGATTTACGGGCTAAATTAAAAAAATATAAATATATTAATATATGGGATTGACGGCATAAGTTTAATTTAGTAGTGTTTATTTGCGCTCTGGAGAGATACTCAGCAAACGATTCAATGTACTCCTATTCATTGAGGTTAAATTGCAAAACTTAGAAACCCGTTAGGCTATCCCTAGCGGGTTTTTTTGTGCTTGACATAGTATGCGATAAATCTTATTTGTTATATGTGCGGATTGTTTAGCACGTTCAGGACTGTGGTTTCCCTCTACGTTTACCTTAGTGACGATACCTCAAAACAATCTGCACACCAACTTTAACAAAGACTTGGAGGTCACAATGACAAAAAAATACGATTGGGAAATAAAACAAGATAAGCAACGCAAGCTTAGAAAAAAAGGTCAAGAAGCCCTTACCCTTGAACAAATACAAGCGGTCCACGATACTTACGAAGCTTTGAACAGCGCTATGATTAGTATTAGAGATTTAAATGATCTCGCATTATCTGAAATAAAAGCGTTAGACGAGGCTTGTTGCGACTTGCATCGTGAGTTTATTTCGCAAATTTAATTTAAGGAGGGAAGACTAATGGAAGATGAGTATGTTTATGATCGTGATTGTAAGGATTGCGGAGCTAAAACTTGTGCAGAAAAAGCTTTTTTTTACAATGATGAAACTTTTTGTGAGGACTGTTGTCCCGAGGGGTATGGCGAATGATTAATCCCACAGAAAAAAAGAGGCGTGGGTATCTCATGCATTTTGAAGAAGGAGCTGAGGACGCTCTTATATATCAACAGATGAATGAAAACAAAACCTCTTCTGCCTATTATAGACGAGGCTATGAGTTTGGGATGAGAGTTCATCTTAAAATAAGGAGTATCAAATGAACGCTCAAAATAAAACCCATGCCGTTATGTCTCAACGACATGAGAAAAAGGATAGTCTCGATTACTTTCCTACCCCGCCTTGGGCTACGCGAGCTCTCTTTCATTCAGTCATCTTACCCATGGGTATCATTCATTATAATAATCGTGTATTAGAGCCAGCTTGCGGTGGGGGACACATGGTTAAGGTCCTTCAAGAGTATTTTGATAAGGTCGAATCATGTGACATAGCCGATTATGGCCAAGATCGTATTGCAGATTTTTTGTCTAAAGATGTAGAAGAAGAATACGATTTTATTATTACTAACCCACCTTTTAACTTAGCTGAAGAATTTGTCCTCAAAGCGTTGCCCATGGCTCGCAAACTTGTCGCAATCTTCGCTCGAACTCAATTTATGGAAGGAATAGGTCGCTATGAAAGATTATTTAAACCAAATCCGCCAACGATTATCGCTCAATTTTGCGAGCGAGTACCAATCGTTAAAGGCCGTTTGTCTGCAACTGCTTCAACAGCTACAAGCTACGCTTGGTTCCTATGGCGAACAGATCAAAAAAATGATCAAACAAGCTTGGTCTGGATACCGCCGTCAAGACGTATCTTTGAAAAAAACGCAGACTATGGACAAAGTGTGGAAGCTCCACATTCTCGACCCACGGGTCACGCCCCACAAACAGACCTTTTTGGAAAAACTGAAGGAGATAATTAAATGAATGATGAAAAAAATGATTGGATTAATATTCACGAAATGCCATTATGGGCTGAGGCTATTCTAGAAATAGAAGGCCTTGTCAATGAAGAAGTCTCACGTCTCAAAAAGAAAGATGATGCTAAAACAGCTGCTTTGTTGATGAAAAGTCTTACTGTTATTAAACGAGGGTATTGATGAATAAAAAAGAAGCTTTTGAAAAAGGTCAGGATCTTAACTCTTGTAAAGAATGTGGCCAAAAACTTAAAATAGTAAAACATATTAGGCATAGACAAAAATTATGTCCCGATTGTCGTGGTTTTCGGACCTCCGGCAGTCAGGCTATTCGTGATGTAACCGAAAACCTTAAAAAACGAAATGCAAAGCTTGTCGATGACGATGATTGGTCAACTCAAGACGATCCAAGAGCATTAAAAGAAAAAGAATATGGCCGAGTTATTCGAGTCTCACACGCCTCAGCTCGAGAAACAACTCTTAGCGAACTCTTTTAATGGCCGAACTTATATGTAACCTACCCGCTCAAAAAGTATTTGTGAGAAAAGAATATCTCCGTGATCTGCAAGATGGTCACGGCGAGTTCGTTCAAGGTGTTTGGATATCAGCTAAATCTATTCCTGGAAGAGCCTTTTACTTTGAGACTTATCTGCCTGAATACGGGGCTTTGTTCGATAAGTTACCCATTAGTGCCTTTGTCTCACGTCCCACGGCTCCCGAGCCGGATATGCCCCTTAATAACCTACAATTCTGGAACTGTATGGATTATGGTGTTACAGCAATCTGTAAACAGTTTATAGGGTCTATGGATTTTGAAGTGCTGACTAGAGATTTTGGAATACAAAAAGGTGTTTATATCGCTACCCTAGATAATTATCACGCCGATGTTAATTCAATAGATTATAGTACAGCTGAAACGCCTGAAGAACATAAATCCTTTAATCTGCTTCAGCTCAATAATGGACAGTTCTGTTTGTATCCTAATAATAGGATGAGAGTTTATGATAATAGTCTCACGCCTCACGAACCTTTACGGCCAGACTTCAAAGTTAGTACAATCGAGTACCAAGTCGAGAATGGGAATCAGACCCGACTCGGAGATACTGACGAATATTTTTGGAAAACGAAAAAAGAATCGTCCAGCTAAGTCATTGATTTTATTGAATAATTTTAATGCTTGACTTTACTTTGTAATTTGATACTATTAAGTATGGGAGAAATCCCATATCTGTTTGACATAGTTGGTGATTAGTTTTGTAATGTTAATCTTTCATTATTTAATAGGAGAAAATTAATGAAAAAAAATTATACACTAAACAATGGTTATGCTTTTCTTGCAGTCGAAATGGGAGTGCAAGGAGATTGGTCAAGAGATGTAGATTTACAAAAGTGTATTTCTAGAATTTCAAAAAGACCAACCTTTATAACTTTATATTATGCACATGATACAACTTCAGTTAGTGCTTTTGGGGGTTTAGATTTTTCTTTTGAGCATAATCCCCCTATTTGTATGGGTATCTATGAAGTAAAAGGTAATGTATCAAGTGACTC